CCCGTTGAGGTCGGCCCGGGTGAGCTTCTTGACCTCGATGATCTCGGCCGAGTCGAAGTGGACGCAGCCGGGGTCCCAGTAGAGGTTGAACGGGTCGATCCGCTCCCAGAACATCTGCGGGACGGTCTGAATGTTGGGCCTGCGGCCCTCCCAGGTGAGCTTGGGCACCATCCTGACCGTCGGCCCCTTGATGCAGGCAAACGGGTAAAGCGGCAGATCCACCAGAAACTGGGCCAGAGCGTCGTAAAACCCCCCCTGGATGAGGATGTCGTCCATCTTGTCGCCGGCCGCCTCGGCCTGCGACATCGCCTGCCTCAGTGCAGTTTGCTGCGCCTGGTGGACAAAGTTGACATAGCGCGCGTGCACCACCTCGGGGTCGACCGGCGGCGCCCCGGGGGTCGCCGCCTGCTGCGCCGCGTCGGCGGCGATCACCTGGGCGATGGACGACATGATCGAGGCCGGCACCGGCGGGTCGGGCTGCGGCTCGACCGACCACGGTCTGTCCCCGCCGAGATAGACGTCGCGGAGCAACGAGGTCGCACCGCGACACTTCACGCCGACGAGGCGCGAATACACGATGCTGCCACCGAACTTGAGTATTTCGTTGCGCTTGTCGGGGTCGTACTGCCCCTCGAACACCCGCTGCGCGCGGAGAAGCCGCTGGTTTAAAGGATTGTTCCCGGTGTTCCGGTGATTGCGGAAGAGGTGCCAGCGATTGCGGATGTACTTGGAAAGATCGTCGGGCGCCGGCGGCCGGTTGAGCGCGGAACGCCGAGCAAGGTCGGCCTGGTCCTGCTGGTCGAGCTCGGCGGGGGAAACAACGCGCAGGAAACCTGGCGCCATCCGGTTGGCGGCGGGTGGCGAAGAACTGGTCTGGCCTGGGATCGCTTGCGGCAACCCCCGATCCCCCTGTTAAACCGGCTACCGTGCAGATATAACACAGGCGGAAACATGCGCAATACTGCGAATATAGACGCGCTGATCGACGAGGTGATTGTCCTCGACGACAATCCGGCGGTCGACGACGCAATGATCCTCAAACTGCAGTACGACCTTGCGCTGCAGCTTCACCCGTTTGAAGAAATCGCCATCAGATACGGCCTCGGCACTTCCGAGCGGCTGTACAAGTACCTGCGGGGTCACCCCAATGTCGTGGCTAACGTCAAGAAGCTGCGGGCTATGCTCGAAAGTGAGGAGGGCGTTGAGTCGCGGGTTCGCATCAAGGCTCTCGCCGCCACCGAAAACCTCATCCTCGCCACCGCCTCCATCGCCGCCGACCCCCGGATACCCGCCCAGCAGCGGATCGACGCCTTCAAACAGCTCAACCGGGTCGGCGGGGTCGACGGGTCGAACGCCGCCAACAGCAAACACGCCGCCATCGGCGCCAACTTCGTCCTGAACATCCACTTCAGGTCAGGCGAGGAAAAGATAGTTGCTACGGTAGCAAACCACGAGGAAGTGGCGCGCAGTAACCCGAAGCACCTGAGCCTGGAAGCGGACGAGGACGGCGAGTTCGACGAGGAGGTCTGAACCTTGGAGTACCTGCCGCCGCCCACGGTCGAGGCGTTTATGCACGACACCCACCGCATCCGCGTGCTGGTGGGGCCGCTGGGCAGCGGCAAGACGATGGGCTGCATCATGGAGCTGTTGCGCTGGGCGTGCTCCCAGGCTCCTTACGACGGGGTGCGGCGGACGCGGTTTGCCCTCGTAAGGAACACCCTGCAGCAGCTCAGGCAAACCGTGCTGGCCGACGCGATGAGCTATCTCTCCGGCGTCGGGCACTACTACACCACCGACTCGACCCTGCAGCTGAGATTAAACCTCCCCGATGGCACGCATGTTCACTCTGATTGGGCTCTACTGCCTCTGGACACGAAGGAGGACGTGCGGCGCCTCTTATCCACCCAGCTCACCGGGGGGTGGATCAACGAGCTGCGCGAAGTCCCCATCGACATCATCCGGCCGCTGCTCGGCCGCTGCGGGCGGTATCCGTCCAAGGCGATGGGCGGCTGCACCAAGCGGGGCATCATCGCCGACACCAACCCGTGGGATACCGACAGCCCCTACCACGACAGGCTGGTTTTAACCCCCCACCCGGCGTGGCAGCTGTTCCACCAACCCAGCGGGCTCTCGCCCGACGCCGAGAACGTCGAGAACCTCCCCGAGGGGTATTACGACGAACTGATGAGCGACAAGGACGTCGACTGGGGCGCGGTCCACGTCGAGTCGCAGTGGGGGGTCTCCAACGCCGGCCAGGCGGTGTTCAGGAAGAGCTTCCACGCCCCGACCCACGTCAAGGACATGAAGGTCGTCGTCAACCCGATGAAGCCCTTGATGGTCGGGATGGACTTCGGCCGCACGCCGTGCGCCCTCATCGGCCAGCACGACAACTACGGCCGGGCGATCATCATGAAGGAGATCGTCACCGAGGGGATGGGGCTGCCGCAGATGCTGCAGGAGCACCTCAAACCCGTGCTGCAGACCCCGCCCTTCGCCGGTAAGCGGGTGTTTGTGGTAGGCGATCCGGCGGGCCGGCAGAAGTCCCAGTACTCCGAGGAAAACGCCTTCATGGTCCTGAAGGACGAGGGGCTGCAGGGCTACCCCGCCTCGACCAACGAGATCGACGCGCGCCTCGTGGCGGTAGAGAAGCTGATGCGCTCGACCATCATGGGCCAGCCGGCGCTGCAGATCTCCCGCGAGGGGTGCCCGGTTTTAATTCAGGCGCTGGGCAACCGCTACCGCTACCGCCGGCGGCGCGACGGGCAGCTCGACGACATGCCGGAAAAGCTCCACCCGTGGTCCGACGTCTGCGACGCCCTGCAGTATTTCGCGCTGGGCACCTCGATGAACCTGACCGGCCGGGTAATGATGCGCGACCGCCCACGGATCACCCAGCAGCAGCCGGTCTCGGCCGCCGGGTGGACGTAAATGCAGTGGGTCTTATTCTACCTCGCCGTCGCCGTGCTGGTGGTGCTGGCGACGCTCTGCGCGATGGCCGTCGTTTTCCTCCTCTTGGAAAGGCAGAACCACTATGTCCTCACCTTCCCCAACGGATACTGCCGTGAGTTTGCCGGGCGCAGCGTCGGCGCCGGCCTTCCCGGTCACCGACTGTATCGTGGTGAGCGAGCTGCGCCCGTGGAACGACGGGGTGATCTCCGGCCCGATAGACCGGGTGATGGAGGTCATCACCGAGATGACGGCGCAGGGTAAGGGGCTGCAGAGCTGGCAGTATCAGCCCGTAATCAACCCCGAGCTCAACCAGGTCAAACACTACGTCATGATGATGTTTGGCTGAGTTTATAGTATACTGGCGCCGCACTTACTTACGGAGCGGCAAATGTTCAAAGTCGAAAACTGGATGCGGGAACAGATCCGCAAGGACGTGAAGTCGATCATGCACGGCGCGTCCCCCGGGGTGCGCGGGCTGGGCATGCCGGCCTATCTCGGCGGCGAGTTCAAGAAAAAGCTCGGCGCCAACGCGCACTCGGTCGAGGAAATGCTCAACCCGGTGGACCCGAAGCCTTACACACGTCACTGGAAGCGGGAGGAAAGCGATGACTAAGGAGGACTGCGAGCAGCTGCGGCGCGAGATCAAGCTGGTCGCCGACAAGGTTCTGGCGACACGCGATCTGCGCGACGCGGCAACCCCCGGCGAGGCGATAGCCAACGTCACGCTGGCGTACCGCCACCTGGAGGACGCCGGGATGCGGCTGGGTAAAGCCATCCAGGCCATCGACGGCGGCGTGTCGGTCTACGACCGCACCCAGGTGGCGGGGGCGTAAGATGCCCCGCTACACCCCGTCGGGCCGCAAGACGGCCGTCACGCAAGTCGAGGACAAGCTGAAGGGCGAAGCCGCGAAGAAGGGCTACACCGGCCGCCGCGCCGCCGCCTACACCTTCGGCACGCTCAACAACATCGGCCTCATGCGCGGCAACAAGCCGACAAAGAAGGGGCTGAAGCCGGCGGGGAGGAAGAACCGATGACCACCAGGGGAGTGGACTACAGCCACTGGCAAAACCCGCCGAACACCTCGCACGCCCCCGACGTCGGACAGATGAAGGCCTCGGGCATCGAGTTTGTGCTCATCAAGGCGTGGGAGGCGGACAGCGCGGACCCGAACTACGAGGAGAACCACCGCAACGCGGTGAACGGCGGTCTTCCCACGGTAGCCTATGTCTGGCTGCACGCCAGCGACACCGGGGACCGCATGAAACGCTGCCTCGACTTTGTCGGCGATACCGTGCTGGCGCTCGACTGGGAGCAGGACGGCGTACCTGCTTCCGTGGTGGAAGCATGGATGGATTACTACGAGGACCGGCGCAACCGCCAGGGGCTGGCTTACTACGGGATCTACCCACCCTACGAGCCGACCGCGCGGGTCGGGCAGTGGCCGCGCTGGTTTCCCGAGTACACCTCGGTGTCGGGCCTGAAGCTGCAGCCGTGGAACGGCGACCCGCACCCCGACTGGCGGCAGTGCTGGGCGATCTGGCAGTCGACCGAGCGCGGGCATGTGGGCGGCATCGAGGGCTACTCGGACCTCAACCAGCTGGCGCCGGCGATCACCATCGAGGATTTTGTAAAGTGGCTGGGCGACGGGGGCACGCTGCCCGGCCGGGTGGATGTCGTGAAGCCGGCGATACGCGGGCTGCAGCTGGCACTCAACCACATGGGCTACGCCGCCGGCACGGTCGACGGGCTGTGGGGCCCGAACACCCAGCACGCGATCAACGACTACAGCGGCTACAAGCCCTGACATGGCCCGGGCCTGCTACTTCACCGTCGAGCGCCACATGGGGAAGGAGCGCCCGCAGCTCTACTGGGACGAGCTGCCGCGCGCCCCGATCCGCAATCTCGTCTACGTCCTGCGGCTCGACACCCTGCCGAACGGCGAGCGGATGACCCGGGCGCAGCTGTCGGCGCTCTACGCGGTGTTCTGCCGGCTGCGCGAGCAGGGCAAGCTGCCGCCGCGCTGGGAGCCGCCGCCGCGTCCCAAGGCCGAGGGCGGCACGACGGTGCGGACCGGCGAGCGGTTCGAGCACCCGCGCCGCCACCTGCCCGACCTGCCGTTGACTTGATGGCCGCGAGCCCGGCACCGCCCGGCAACGGGCCGACAGCCCCCGGCGGCGCACCGCCGGGGGCTGTCGGCGCGATCACCGACCTCGGCAAGAAGCTCCTGACCACGCTGCCGCCGGCATTCGTCATGCTGGTTTTAATCAACGCGGCGTTCCTCGGCTCGGTGCTGTGGTTCCTGTCGCACGAGATCGACCGGCGCACCACGCTGGTCAGCAACTTTGTCGACCGCTGCATGGCGGACATCGGCAAGATCGAGGGGATCGGGGCGATAGCGGCGCGGCAGGACGCGCAGGAGCACGACATCCGCAACATCGAAGTCGAGCTGCGCGAGCTGCGGGGGAAAGTCCACCCGTAAACTGTGTTGTCAAAACCAGGGGGTTATATGCGCGCGTCACGCGCGGGTAATACACGCGCGTGCCATGCGCCCGCGCGCGAGGGGGTTTAAACTACAGGGGCCGGGTGTGCAGTCGCGGTTGCCTGTCACGAAAAAACTAACCCCCC